ATATTGGAACTATGAAAGTATTATCGCTAGCGGTATTATATATTTGAGAACCAGCGCCAGCAGGATCAGTTGCTCTCTTACTATAAAAGCTACTAAATGATAAGTTTGTTGCGGAGAAAGTACCTGTGTCTAATACACCATCTTTATACCAAGTTACGCCACGCAGACTGCCCATATTTTTTCCAGTGTCACTGGTAAATTCAGTAACAATATCAGTACTTAACCCAAGAGATCCACTGGCTTTGATAGTCATGTTTATTCCATTTTAGTATATTTATTGTTCACCCACGCCTTATATAGAACCTTTTCTAATAGTCTTGCTTCGATTTCCCAAGGCATATCTCTGTATTTCATATTAGCATCGTATATATGATCTTCATAACGATGTGCAGGTCTGCCTACATAATCTTTAAATTTACCAGTTGCATACTGCCAAACATGTACCATTTCATGAGCTACAGTGGATATAACATCTTTTTCATCTGTTAGACTACGATCTATATAAATTATAAATTCTTTAGGCCTGCGATCGCATTCTTCGTAATCGCAGATTCCCCAAGTGTCTCCACTAAGTTTATGAAATTTAATGTCTATAGATATTGTTTTAGATAGTCTTTTATTGTTTACAAATAGATGTTGTGTGAATAGCTCAATTGCTTTTAATGATTTTTTCCTTCTTTGTGCAGAGGAAAGTTTTTCCATTAATCAATCTCCTGATTCTCATCCTTAATTTTTTTTAATTTGCTTATATAATGATCCATGCTGTGATCATCGATTCCTTCAAAAAATTGAAAGTTCTTCAATGCTCGCCAATGGCTTCTCATACTATCTTTAAATCTTTGATACTTAGATAATGGTCTGATGTTACCATAGAAGTTAATATAGTGTAGATTTCCGTGATGCTTAAATCCAATTGCTGCTGGCGGAACATGAGTAACAATGTCATTGCAATTAACAAAACGGTGATGTTCGATATCCATAGCATTTACATAATGATGGTCGCCAAGCCTAGGACTTCCAAATGTATATAATTTAATCTCATTACCTGGCTTAAGCCAATTTAATTCTTGAGCAATGTATGTTGCCATTGCTGCACCTAAGCTATGTCCTGTAACAAATATTTTATGACCGTCTAAATTATCCTTTACGAATTCGATAACTTGGTCATAAAGCTTACGAGCTTCTCTACGGAAACCTTCATGTACTTTGCCCGGTCCGTTTTTCTTAGGAAGTGTGTCCAAATCAGCTGCTAAGTCATTTATATGATCAGGTTGAGTTCCGCGAAATGTAATTAATATTTCGTCATCGGAACAAACAACATGTCCTTGAGCACCATCTTTATCTAAGAATTTGTATTTTTGTGTAAATCCATATTCAGCAAATAGTGCTGAACAATCATCTGTATAAGCAGCTTGTGAAAAACAAGCCATAGCATGTGAAATCTCAGTAAGAGAAAGTTTTGATAAGCTCATTTTTTACTCCCTGAATGATTATTAGATTTCTTCTACAGACCAAGTAGTAGTAATTCCGTTTTCCTGTTTATATTTTTCAATTTTATCCATCTCTGCTTTTTCTTCATCATTGAACCCCCAGGTAAACCCATCCTTAAATGTAAAAGTTTGTACTCTGGTTAAGCCGTCATCGCTTATTACTACAGTTGGTTCTTCAAGGTAATAATCAGGATATTTTAATTTTAAATCAATTTTAGCAATTCCTACCGTACTTGCTAAACCCCAATGGACATTTATATTAGGTCTAACTTGTGTAACAGTTTGTTTTATCATGGTTTACCCCTGCTTTTTAATTTATTTATCAGGTTGACGACTATGTGTTCTATGTTATTATGCAAAGTAGACCAAAATAGGGAGCTTGCAGCATGTTTAATGTAACATCTTTTGCAATTAAGTACCCTAAGCATAGCCCCAAGTATGAGGGTAAGTCTCTGTATAGCAAGATAAAAGCAACAGAAAAATGGATCGAATATAGCTTAGACCTTGCAGAGATGTCTAAAATACTTACAAATGCAACCCGCGAGGAAAGGTATGTATTGCTTGCAGCAATGCAAATTGCAGAACGTAAGCGTGACTATATGTATAAACACCCAAACTTTAAGCTTCAAGAAGCTACGTTTGAGTTCAAACGTGCAAAACGCTTGCTAAAAATCTAACAAAAACAAGGGGTTAGCAGCAATGTTAACCCCTTATGTAACTGAAAATGTTACAAAATTTTGGTTGACGAATCCTCATTTGGGCGTATTATAGTAATATGATACAGAGAAAGAAGCGGTCAGACCGCACCCATATCATCTATCAGATCACAGTAGGGCGCAAGCTTTACATTGGGGTGACTGCTAAGACACAGAGCACGGTGCTTAAGAGTGTTCGTTCTCGCATTGCCAAGCACTTTTATCGTGCCCAAACGGAAGGTCTTAACTGGTTGCTTTGTAACGAGCTGCGTAAGCTTGATTGCAAAGAAGATATCCAGTTTGAAGTTGTTGCTACTATGCGTGGTAAAGCTGCTGCTCACATCTATGAGCGTGAGCTTATTCGTAAAATTAAGCCCAAGCTAAACACTGATATTAGGGGTTGACACTACCTAATATGGTGCTAATATGTTAATACAAACAAAGGAGCCAAACATGACTTTTGAAACTTCAGCAGTAAATGAGTTCCTCAGCAATGTCGTACATGTAAACTTTTTGGAGCGTCGGACGTTCCTAAACGCCAAAGAGAGTTATCTGCACTGTGTTGCTGCTAATTTGGATGAGTTAGACTTCCAAGACTTTGTTGAAGCAGTCAATGATAAAACAGGTGACTTCTATCAAACTTTAGACATGGACATGAAAGATCTTGTTGACGGATTCTTCCAACAAGTAGGTTGACACAATAGCATACGATGCTATTATATAAATGTAATCCAAACAGCGAGGGTACAAAATGGCTAATGTGCTTATTAAGTCGGGAACATATCGTAATGCTCCCGTCGTCAACATGTCGTTCCCCCTTGTGCGGGACTATCAAGAAGGTGCTAAGGGAGGTTATGTGACAGTAGATGGTGCAGCAATGGGTCGTGATCGTATCCGCATTACAGTTGAGCCTGATCAGTATGAGATTGATGGACAAGTCACTGCTCCTATCACTGCTGCTAAGGTAGAGGAAACTGACGAAGCAATTATGGAGCGTATTGGTGAACGCTTTGACATCATGGATTCAATGACGCAGGCAGTTGTCGAAGGTGTTGTGCGTAGCATGATCGTTGTTGGTCCCCCGGGCGTTGGCAAGAGCTTCAATGTTGTTAAGAAGCTGGAAGAAGCTAACTTGTTCAGCACTATTGCTGGCGACATTCGTTACGAAGTTGTCAAAGGTGCTACCACTGCGTTGGGGCTTTATGCAAAACTTTATGAGTACAGTCGAGAAGGCGATGTGCTTGTGTTCGACGATTGTGATAGCATTTTGATGGACGAGCTTAGTCTCAACATTCTTAAGGCAGCGTTGGACACTAATAAGAAGCGTACTATTCACTGGAACAGTGACAGCAAGCTGCTTCAGCGTGAGGGTATTCCCAACAAGTTTGACTTTAAGGGTGCTTGTATCTTTATTACTAACATTAAGTTTGACAACATTCGCAGTGCTAAGTTGCGTGATCATTTGAGTGCGCTTGAGTCTCGTAGCCACTACATTGACCTTAGCATGAACACTATGCGTGACAAGCTGCTGCGTATTAAGCAGATTGCTCGCAGCGGCGAGCTGTTTAAAGAGTACCGCTTTGAGAATGGTGAAGAGCAAGAAATTTTGACCTTCATGGAAGAGTACCAAACACGTTTGCGTGAGATGAGCCTGCGTTGTGCTGTTAAGCTTGCGGACCTGCGTAAGACTATGCCTATGAACTGGAAGCGTACCGCTGAGGTTACGCTAATGAAGAACGCTTTTTGAGGAGTGCTAAAATGCAAAAGCTCACTGATATCGTCACAGCATCTAGCTATGTTGTTCAGCGTATGGGTAAAGGTTATGCAGAGTTTTACTCTACACAAATTTCAACAGCAATTGAAGTTATGCTTGACCATGTATCTATACCCAATCCAATTAAAGTCGAACTTGTTGGTTTAGGTAAAAAGAAGGTACAGGTCATACCTAAAACAAACACAATAAAAGTAGACTATCTGCATGTAAATTCGGGTGAGTTGTTTGAGCATATTGCATGGGCTCTTCTAGAAATAGAAGGCGATAAAAATAAAGATCCAGAAACGGATGCTTTATATCTTTCGCTTGAACTTGATAATGATCCTCGTTATAATTGGGTATACAACTAAGGAGAGCTGAAATGGTGCGTCGTTATAACACTGAATTTCGTGTGTGGGAAGTTGGTTACTGGGTCAATGATACTCTGTTCCGTATTGTTGACCTTGTGCGGGACTATGACGAGCTTGAGATCTACAGGGAGCCAGCGTGAAAGACTTTGAATTTTGTGACCGTGTAGGCAAGTGGTATCGCCCATGCGATTGGACTACTTGTTATGATTACAAAGGTCCCAGTAAAGCTCTAAAGCGACAAGCAGAGTATGCTTGGGAGTTGCCTTTGCCTTTCGCAAAACTAATGGTCGAAACTGAAACTTACGTTGGCGCACTCTGTAAGACATGCGGTAAGTTTATCAAAAAGGATGGAACAGATGGAACAGAATAACGAACAGCCTTGGAACTATAGCTTTAACATTCAGCAGTCATGGCCTAAGAATGATTGGGTTGGTGAATGGCTGAGTACCAGTGATCTAACAGAACTTATGATGATTTACCAAGATCTACTTGAAACTGAAGTGGAGAAGAGTACAGAAGAAGCTGTCGATATGTTGTCCAACATTGGAATTCGTTGCTAAGTAATTTTGGAGAATTTACTAATGGTTTTTGATATTTTTTCTATCTCAGTGTTGCTAGTGCTGTTCATGATTAATAGTGTAGTCCAATACCGTATAGGATTTAAAAATGGTTCAGTTGGTGGTCATGTATTAGGAGTGTACCATACGGCTAAATGGCTTGTGGAAAATGATGCACTTAATTGTGAAAATAAAGATACAGGCAGAAAATCTTCCATTCCAGAACTTACAAGTTTTTTATGGGAAAAGACAAGGCAAGCAGTATTAGACGATAAGACTAAAAAAGAAGATCTTGAAGCCATCATTGAACTTAATATGAAAAAGAATTTAGACAAATAATTAGATTGCTTAGAAATTATAAGCAGTAGATGGCAACATCTACTGCTTTTTCATATTGATACTATATTACAAAGGTGTTATGTTTATTAAATGGCAAGTTGCAAAATTATAATTAAAGACGAAGTCAATTGTAAGATTGAAGGTTTAGAGCTGGAACATCGCAAAAGACTTGTGGCTAAATTTAAATATGATGTACCTTATGCTAGATATTTGCCTGCTGTTAGACTAGGTAGATGGGATGGTAAAGTTGCATATTTTCAATTAGGTGGCAGCACTTATGTTAATCTACTGCCAGAAATAATTGAATGGCTTGCTGATCGAAATGTTCATATTGATCTAATTGATGAGCGACAAATTCAGCCTGCATTTGATTTTACCGAAGTTGCAGAAGATTCATTCAGTGATAAGACATGGCCCACTGGACATGTTATGGCCGGCCAACCGATTAAGCTTCGCGATTATCAAGTTGAGATTGTAAATAATTTCTTAAAAAATCCACAGTGCCTACAGGAGATCGCAACAGGCGCAGGTAAGACTTTAATGACCGCATCATTGAGTTCTTTAGTTGAGCCATATGGTCGTAGCATTGTTATTGTTCCAAATAAAAGTCTTGTATCACAAACCGAAGCTGACTATCAGAATATGGGACTTGATGTTGGAGTTTATTTCGGTGATCGTAAAGAATGGAATAAGACTCATACTATCTGTACTTGGCAAAGCTTAAACATCCTTATGAAGAACTCCAAAGATAGTGAAATTACCATTGGGGATTTCTTAGATGGTGTTGTTTGTGTTATGGTTGATGAAGTACATATGGCCAAAGCCGATGCGCTTAAAGCATTGCTAACAGGTCCAATGGCTAATATTCCTATACGCTGGGGACTAACAGGAACAATTCCAAAAGAAGCATTTGAATTTGTTTCACTTAGAGTAAGTTTAGGTGATGTTATCAGTAGACTAGCAGCAAGTGAACTACAGGATAAGGGTGTGTTAGCACAGTGCCATGTAAATATTCTGCAGACTGTTGAATATAGTGAATTTACTGATTATCAAAAAGAATTAAAATACTTAACAACTGACAAAGATAGATTAGACTATATTGCTAAATTAACCAGTGAAATTATTAATACAGGTAATACATTGATACTTGTTGATCGTATATCAGCTGGCGAAGAATTAGCAGCAAGAATACCTAATAGCATATTTGTTTCTGGAGAGATGAAAACCGCAAACAGGAAAGAACATTATGATGAAATTGCAGATACAATGGATCGTACTATTATTGCAACGTATGGGGTTGCTGCTGTGGGGATTAATATTCCTCGTATTTTTAATCTTGTTCTTATTGAGCCCGGTAAGTCTTTTGTTAGAGTCATCCAGAGCATCGGCCGTGGCATCCGTAAAGCTGCTGACAAAGACCATGTTCAAATTTGGGACGTAACAGGTGATTGTAAATTTGCCAAACGTCATCTTACCAAGCGAAAGCAGTTCTATAAGGAAGCTAAATATAATTATACAATTGAAAAGG